ACATATTTAATAGTAAGAGTGGTATTAGCGGGAACTTGACCATATGCCTTAGTCATTAAAAAATTAGATGGATCAAATGCCGTGTTTAGTTTACTTCTACCATCTTTAATACCTAATCCTATATTATCAGGATTAGGAATAATTTGTTCATCTGCTTTATCACTATTACCTGCTCCAAATTGAATTTCTAATTGATTATTATCCTTAAATCTAGCTACAAATCTTCTAGCTGATTTTATAATTTTTAATAGATACGGAGTTTCATTATTAAAACCTAATAATTCAGGGTCATTAGTTCCTGTGTTTTCTACTTCTTGGAAGATAATATCCTGTGCCATATAAGGTACTTCATAATATTCGTTACCATCAGCATCTATTATAGATTCTATAGATATAATATCATTATCAAATAAAGTTATTGTTTTAAATGCTTCAGCTGCTCCTACAGAAAATGTTTGTTCTCTAGTTTGTCCCGAAATAGCTGATGTTGTTTTCTTTAAAAGATAATATTCGGGATTATTTGAACTATCATATTGATAAATACTTATTTCTGTAGGGTCAAAACTTGAAGATACTCCAAAATCTATTTGATTATTAATATAAAAAGTAGGACCCTCTACAGCATTAAAAGTAGAATTAGGGTTAATTGATAGAGCATAATCAAAATCGGGTTTATAATCTTCACTTGATCCCTTTGAAGGTATTAATTGAAATAATTCTAAGTCTACACTAGAGGCATCTGTAACTTTGGGTTTATAACCCATAGCATAGGCTAAATTATATAAATTTTCTTTTTCTTGTGCTAATAATAAAAATGATTCTTTTAATTGGGTATCAGTATAATATGATAATACATCACCTACATAGGCAGCCATTTCTATAAACATCATTCCTGGATTACCTTCGCTAAAATCATTAAAATTATTAGGGAAATATACCTCAGCAAATTCCATTAATTGGTTTTTAAAAGAATTATAATCTTTACTAAGATATTTTATATCTTTATCTTGTGTTTTATTTGATACTTTTGAATAAGCCATTTTTAACTAAAATTTATTTTTATTGAATCAGATAATTGGTCATTTATAGAATAATCTAGGGAAATAGTTATTTTATATTCATCAATATCTTGATTTATATTTATGGATTCTACAGATATTTCGGGTATATAAAAAGAAGTTTGTGTATTAATATCTTCTAATAATGAATCTTCATTTAAACTATTTTCAAATAATTTATTTTTTAAACCTATACCATAATCAGGTAGATTAATACGTTCTCCTCGAACTGTTAATAATAAATTTAAAAAATTTGACTTTAATTGGTCTTTAGTAGTAGTAGTACCTGTAGTCATATTTACTGAATTCAAAGGAAAACCTAACCCTATCCTAATATTATTATCAGTATCAAGAGGGTTAATTTTTTTAGTATTTTGAATTATGGGCATTTATTATAATCCTTTTTTCTTATCTATAGCTTTCATTAATGATCTATAATCTCTATTAACTACATTAGCAACTTCGGTAGGCATAGCCTCAGTAGGAATTATACCGGAAGATCCAAAAGGATCATTTACAGGAGCCATAGTGGATTGTGTATTAGTATCTCCCGCTGCTGTTTCATTTAAAAGATCATTTAATGTGTTATTATTTACAAAATTTTGTTTTTTAAATGGTTTTTTACCCATTATTTTTTCTTTTAAAGATGATTGAGGTACTTTAGGTACTTCAATTAATCTTTCCGTATGTTCTGTAATAGTTGGTTTTAATTCATCACGTAAATCTTCCTTAAGTGATTTAATTTCTCTACGTAACGCATAATCGATTTCTTCTCTAACTACTTTTCTAATTAGATTTTCAAAAGTTTTTGCTTTCATTTTTTAATATTATTTGTTAATAAATATAAACTTTTTAAAAATTAGTTTATTTTTGGTCTAAATATTCTTTGTTCTTCTTTATTTCTTGTATAGTCACCTAAAATATCTGGTTTTATATTATTCAAATTAGGAGTTCTAGGATTAAGAAATTTATCAATATTTTCCGTATTTAGAGTACCATCTGCATTTACTGTATTTCCCCCTGGAATACATCTTTCAATATATTGTTTATAATAGTTATTTAAAGTTGTAATAAAATTTTGTACTAATCGTTGAATATTTTCAATAAAATCTATAATTAATGGTATTAAATTTATTAAAGATATTACAGTTCCTAAACTTCTTCTTACATATGTAGTATAAGATTGAATGGCATTTACATATTTTAAAATAAATTCTTCTCCCTTAGTTATTTTTCTTGAAATTACATCTGCAGCTTTAGCGGAAGAAAAAACTCCGGCTAAAGGAACTAATGCTAATTTAGCAGCTGAAACTAAAATTTGTAATGCAACTAATAGGGTTTGAAATATTCCTAATAATAAAACTATTTCTACTAAAAATTCAATAATTTTATCTACTTTTCTTTTAAATTTATTTAATTTTTTTAAATTAGATTCAATTTTAAAATTTATACCCTTTAATATATCATCTAATTCATTTTTTGATTTTTTAACAATATTAATAACTAGTACATCACAACTTTTTTCTAATATTTTTTCTTCAAATAAAGCTTTTGCCTCCGGCTTACTAGTAGGTATACCTCTTTTTCTTAATTCATCAAAAATTTTATCCTCACCTTGTTGTTTTAAATCTTGAGTTACTTCAAATAGAGGTCCTTCTATTAATCTTTCAATAATAGTTCTTATAGATCCTAAACCATCATTATAATTTATACCTACTCCTACAGCTGCAAAAGAAGATATTTTATTAATTTGTTGGGTTACTTTTAAAAGTTTATCCTGAGCTTCTTTAGTTCTAGAAATATTATTACCTGGTGTATTTTTAGCCATTTTAAACTAATTTAGTTGTTTTACTTTTAATATATTTAATATTATTCCTTAATGCATCTATTTGTTTTCTCCTTGTACTAAAAGAAGATTCATTAGCTGGATTAGGTCCAGTGAAACCACCTGGAGCTGTATATGATACTTTATAAATAATATCATTTATAATCCCATCTAAAACATCTAATAATCCATTTACTCCTCCTAACCAATCATCTAATTCATCTCCTAATATAGCAGGTTCAGTAGGTAAATTTTTATCTGATTTTAAACCTAAATATATATTAGGAGTATTTATTACTATTTTACTTTTTTTAGAATTACTAGTATCAAAATGAATACTACCTTTAGTACTTAAACCTATTGCTTTATCTGAAAATAATAGTATAGAATCATCTTTAGCATTAAATAATAATCTATCTGAATTAATTATTACTTGTTTACCTAAATAATCATTTGTATTTGTAGGTTTATAACTCATTATACTAATTTTGCTTCTGTTATATCTTGTTGATATTGATCACTACTACCATACCTAATACCATTATATAAATTATGATATTCATCCCTATTAGATGCTAAGGTAGTTTTTTTTCTATTTTGTGGACCATAGGATACATGAACCCAACTATTATCTTCTTTTTCAGGATATTCCCATATTAATTGATCCCACCCACTAATATTAGAGTAAATATAATTATATAAATCTTTAGAAGATAAATTAGGTACTTTTATATCTACAGCCTGGCCAAAAATATGTTGTGAAGTATTAGATCCTCCTAACATTTTATTTAATTCTATACATCTATAACCCGAATTTATTATTAAGTCAGGATAAACATCTACTATTGGATCTATAATATTAACCATTAGTGCTCTTAAATTTTCAATAATATTAGTTTGTGAAGGAGAACCATCAATACCAGGCATATTATTTATACTATTATTTTTTGCAGTATTAGACCATATTAAATGTTTTAATTTAAAGTGTTTACCTATAAGTTCTTCTGTATTAATAGCCATATTAATCTATTGTTATATCAAATTCACTAGTTGCTCCACCACTTCCCTCGCCTGAACCTGGATCTACATAAGAACTAGGTAAATCAAGATCTATATTATCTTTTTGTATAACTTGATCATCTATTATTGTTTCCGTTTCATTAGTAGATTTAGGATTATTTAAAATTTCTTCTAATTCTTCTTTTTGAGGAGTACCTTCATCAGGTAATGTACCAGTTAAATCTAAATCTTTATTTGGTAAATTAGATATTTCTGTATTTATAGTTTCTGTGTTTAAGTTATTATTTATTGGTTCTAATAATTTTTGTTCTAATGATCTAGGTTCTATATAGATAGCATTAAATGAATCCATATAAGGAGAAGCTTGAATAAAATTTTGAATTTTTTGGTTTGAAGTTAAATATATACTTGAAGCATCTCCATTTATATTTTCAACAGTAGGTAACCAT